CATTAGACTTGCCAATCAAGACCAACCTTACGCGCCGTCTTGGAGACTGCGCGGTAGTAATCATCCTCGTCACTCTTCTTCTTTTTCGTATCCGTCTGATTGGAACTGACCATAACTGGCTGGTCGTCTTGTTCTACGTCGTGCAACTTCATCTTGGCAAACGACACTCCAATTACAAACTTACGGTTGCTTGCCGTGCTGTTGTATCGATTCTTCAACTGCTTGACCATAAGTTGATTTGCATCATCCAACTCATCAGTACGAATAAGAGCAGCAAAGAAATCTGCAGTAGCAGGAAGACCAAAAGATTCCGAAGTATCTTCAAGACCAATATCGGTGCTTGCAAATCCGCTACGGTTGACCTGAGTTGCACTGAACACCGGGACATCAAACTGAACAGCCAATGCACGAAGCTCTTCGGCAATAGACTTGATGTAATGGTAACTATTCGTGTTTCCGGTATTCTTAATTCGGGCCGAAGAACAGATATTCAGGTAGTCAATGAAGATGATATCAGGCTTGAACTTCTTCTTTGTTGCCAACTCCTGCAAGAGAATACGAAAATGATTAGCGTTAGCCTCGCCAGTCGGATATTCCTTGATGATGAGTCTTCCTTGGCATCGATGCTTCAGTTCATCGATCTTTTTATGATACGTCCCCTTGGACATGCTGCGAAGATCTTGGACAGGCATGTCCAGAAGATTAGCATCAATGCGCTCAGCAATGCGCTCTTCTGCCATCTCCATAGTGATGTAAAGCACATTGAGGTTATTCATCAAGCATGCCGCTGCATGGTGGCACAAGAAAAGACTCTTACCGCAACCAGTGCCGGCCATAATGATGTTGAGGGTTTTGGTAGGAGTACCGCCGCCAGTCACCATATTGAAATAATCAAGATCAAATGGAACGCGACGTTCAGTCTTATTATAGAAATCATGGCGAGAATGAGCATCTTCCATGAAGTCGTGACCTACGCGAGTATCAAAACTCACAGCCAAGGCGTTGCTAAGAATATCGGGGATTGCAGTCTCTGAAAGATTCTGCTCCTTGCCATCCAAAATATTGATGGAACTAAGGATAGCCAAGTGCAATGCCTTATCTTTGCAAAACTTTTCAGTGCTATCGTACAGCCAATTGATATCTTCGCCATCATTATTGCTGTAGACTTCGGAAATCAACTTGGCTGAACCACGATACTCTTCCTCGCTCAGACCCTTCTGGTTTTCCAGAATAAGATCAAGTGCATCCTTAGTTGGAAGTGCATTGTACTTGCTGATGAATTGCGACACCGTATTAAATACGATGCGCTCTACCTTAGAAGAAAAGTACTCCTCCTTGAGGAAGGGGAGTACTTTGCTTGCATAATCGTCTCGCTTAACCAGATTCTTAAGGATGATCTTTTCCATGTGGATCTTCGTGGACATCGGCTTCTAGATCAACGGGCTCATCCCGCTTATCGACCTGTGTTTCGATGTCTTCTCTGTTTACCATTATATCATACAGGATTTCGCCCAAGAAGTCAATGAATGGTTGGTGATTTAAATCCACATTTACATTTTTCGGGGCTTGAAGAACTTCAACATCAAATGTTACGTTAAGATTATCGTCAGTAGGAGAAATGCTAATTCTTTTGAAACGAAATTCTACATTTGCATACTCACCTGTGACAATTTTAATTGGCATTGTATCCAAATCAGCATACTTTGGATCAGTGTCAATAAACTTATAGCTGGTACTCTCAGTCGTTGGAGCCATATTTAAAATCCTTTTGAACATTCGCGTCAATCTGATCAAGAATGTTTTTGGTAAAATACTTTTCGGGATCTTCATCGATATTTTTCTCAAATACCTTAGTCCCATCCGGCAGTTCAATACGGGTTGAGACCTTCTTGAATATATTATATTTTATAGCAAGGTCAGTCAGTCCGTAATATCGACTAAGCCCAGTAGTATAGTTTAGGCGGGTTTCTACCTGAGTATTTTCCTTAACAAATCGGTTCTTGTAGTTAGTGCACTTGATAAAGTTACCAACAACGCCATCTTCAGTCTTATCCTTGCTTTTGGAAAGAGTCAGAATAGTGCTGGCTGCATACTTAAGACCAATGCCACCACCCAATTCCTTGGTGGGAACATAAGCACCGATTACCTGATACGTATGGTTGGTCAGCAACATTGGAATTTTTGCCTTGCCCAACTTTAAAGTCAACACGCGAAACGTTGCTTTTGTCTGTTGTGCTTTGGTCATGTCGCGTACATTCTTACCTTCAGCCGAATCATTCATTTCTTTTTCGGTAGACAACATCCCCAATGAATCAAGAATCATGAAAATAGGTTTACGATCTTCCTCTGGTGTTTCCAGAATATCGTTTACCAATTTTAAAGCTTGAGTCTTGAAGTCTTCAATAGTAGCCACTGGAACCACTGCAATGCGGCTAGTGTCTACACCACGCTTCTCAAACATCTCAGTGGTTACGGCTTGTTCGGTGTCGAAGTAAACTACGACTCCTTCTTTATGGCTTTGCAAAAACTGTGTTGCAATACCAATAGCATAAAAAGTTTTGCCCGTTGCTGGGTCTCCAGCCAAACAAGTAATCTTGTTACTTGGCAAGCCTCCATAAATGGAGCCCGAAAGCAAAGCATTAAGCACATAGGAACCGGTATCAATGAACCCGGTTACATCTGAGCCTTCTAGTCCATTTGCCACGATTGCAGCGTCTGGATTGTTTAGTTTGTTAATTAAAGTTTGTAGATATTTTGACATAGTTTTTAATCTAAGAGTGCGTTCAAATCGCGCAACTCTTCTTTTAGTTCTTGAATTTGTTCCTTGAGACTTTGATTTTCTTCATTAATTTTACTAATCAATGATTTTAAATTGTCACATTCTTTTCGATAACCCTCGGCCTTTTTTTTCCAATCAAGAAAATCATGAGTGGAAACGATTGGTCCATCTAGTTCTTCGTTGTAATCAAAATCCATTTTGTAAATCTGTTTATTGGACAGCTTTTTTTGTGATGTAAACGCGTTTGGATAACAGTATGCCATTATATCGTCGATGCTTTTTGTTGATATGACAGGATCTTCCAAAACATATGAAATTTCTTCTGTGTAATTGTCACTTGACATAATGTATATTATATCTCATCCAAAAAAAGATTCAAGGGTTGGATGATCACTAATTGACCAATTAATTGCCGTAAGCATATTGTCCAATGGTTCCTGCATGGTCTTCTCAAACTGCCTTTCGCGATCCACATACTTATCTAGTTCAAACTCGGGTGGGGGGTCAGAGACAAAGGCTATAACCGCATCTCGCCCACCCTTGCCATACGGATTTGGAATCTTGATAAACACAAACTTAATTTTATCATCTTCCTTGATCGGGGCATGTGATTTATCAAGACCCAACTTCTTAAGATGTGCATTGTAAAGCAAAGATGCTTTAGTAGCAATCGGAGTGCTTTGCTTGTAAATTGTAAAGTTATCTTTGTACTTATCCATACCAGAGACTTTACGTGGCGATGCAATTTCAACCAAAGGAAGCTTCATGAAGTCCTTCTTGAAATCTTGGACATACTTTTTAAGTTCATCAGGAGTCTTGGTGAGAATGATCTTAATACAGTCCTTCAGTTTATTTCGGACAATCAGCGGAGTACTGCTTCGGACAGTCTCCATACCCATGATCTTTAGTTTTGGTTCGGCAAACCGAACTCCTTCTAGATCATTTACAAGAAGAGCATATCGCTTCTTTGCGACAAACATCCCAACGGCAGCGATTGCTTCTCGCTTGAAGAAGATCTTGTTCTCTTTGCACTTCAGGGTTTGTGAAAGGTTTTCCATGACTGAGTTCAGTTTAGCCTGAATCTGAGTTTCGCAGACATTGTTTACAAAATCAGTCTGGTCAACTGGATTCTCCTTGGCTACTAGGTCTTCAAGGTTTAGATATACTGAGTCTGTATCGACAGCAATGACGTAGTCTTTGTCGTTGCTGCTATTAACCAATGAGTTCAAAAAGCCATTCATTTCTATTTCTGCTTGGCGAATAATAACCTGTCCAGTGACAGTAACGGCTGTTGCCAGTTCAGGAGATGAATATGTAAAAGCAGGATTTCCAAGGCAACCATACAAACTGTTAGCCAAAATCTTTTTTACTGATTGGCGAATCTTTAGCGCTGAAATCCGAGGCAATAAAGAAGCATCCTTGTTTGACTCATACTGCTTTTCCAGTTGGATCATCTTCTTCTTTGCTTCTTGGCGTTGATTGAATGTAGTTTCAATCAAGATAGGAATAAAGCCTCGGGCTTTTTTAGTAAACATACTTCCGTTGCAGGCAAGGCATGCGTCGTTTTCTTCTGCCTCCTCCAACAGACTTGGAATTTCTTTGCGCTTGCTTCTAAGAAAGTCATCGGCATTAAAAGAGCAATCAGACTTGATGCAAGTATCCGGAGAAATATTCCATCCCATGATGATGCTTGGGTATAGACTTGTAGCATCAAAGCTAACAATGTTTTTGTAAAGGCCGGGTATGACTTCTTTTACATACGCACCAATAAATTGGTCATCCTTGGCGTACTTTGTCTTGAGCGGTGGGACGATATTATTTTTCAGAAGATAATCGCAGCAGATGGTTTCCCAGATGCGAGTTGCGAAGAATACAGTATCGAATCCAATCTTTGCTTCGTATGCAATGGAGACAGCCAGATCAATTAGTTTTAGTTTGTTGTCCAACCGTTCAACGAGCACAGCATCTTTGACGTTATACTCAGCAAACTTTTGAAAGTTTTGAGTATAAAACTCTTTCATAGAACCATATTCGCTATAGTCAAGTTTTTGCTCATCCAACTCTACTCGCGAGATGAAGTTTAGAGCATAACTTTCTTGGTTGGTACCAGAAAACTTTTTATAAAGATCCAAGTAATCTAGAATAGTATAACCCGGCATTTCGTACACTGTGTACGCTCGCTCTCCGATCTTGATTTGCCTTTCCTTTATCATGTTAAAAGGCGTACATGCAGCAATTTCTTTCTCTTCAAAGAAAAGCTTTGCACGACCCATGATGTAGGGAATATCGAACAGGCGAATATTCCATCCAGTGATGATGTCCACATCCTCTTTCTTTAGAATATCAAAGATACGACCAATGAGATCTTTCTCTGTATCTTCAACATAGACTTTGCAGTCCGGGAGATTTACATCATGCAAAGAGATTACATTATTAGTGTTTCCAATCCGAATGGTCGCCAAATTGATGCGCTCATTTGGTCTCTCTAGATCTGGAAAACCATTTTCAGTCTCACATTCCAAGTCAATGTATGCTATCTTGATTTTGGAAAGATCGTATTCCACCTCAGACGGATAAGTCTCCATGAGATATTGAGTGACAAAATCAGTGTTTCCATAAATGGGGGTGTCCTCTAGATCTCTGTACTGGTCAAGAAACTCTCGGCATTCATACAGCGTGTCAAACTTAACTCTGCGAACATTAACGTTTCGCAAGGTTTTGTGAGAACTCGGTTTGTCGGACTTTACAAAAAGGGAGGGTTTAAAAGAAACAGTCTCAGTAAATCGAACACCCTTGTCGTAGCCACGAACTAGAATTTTGTTGCCCTTGATGGTACACGCTGTATAAAATTTCATCACTTAGCCTTTTTAGATTTATCTTCCAACATACCTTGCAGCAAAACCATATAATTGATCACGTCCATCACGCTGTCCGCGACCGATTCGTTTTCCACTTTTAGCTCTCCACGCTGTAGGAAGGTTGAAATCCGGGAAATTTTGTCCACAACACGAAGCATAAGCCCTTCTTCGGCTGTGGCAAACCCTAAAATTTCACCTCTTTTGAAGTTGGCAAAGGGATCAGATCCTGTTGCATAGTCTGCGGACTTTTGTTTCATTAAAATTAAAGAACGATTGCACAATTCTGCGTGCAATTGAAATAATTCATCTCTAGTCATATGATTATTATAACCTATTTAAGCCTAAAAGTCAATAACCTAAATATTCAGACAGGGAGATTTTAATGTCATTTGGATTTCTAGAAGTACCAAAAACAATTGAAAGTATAGCGTGGTGGATTGCCGGAAGCCTAGGAATAGGAGTAGGCGTTCACCGTTTCTGGAAATCAAAAACTAAAACTGACAATTTTATATTAATTCACAGTGAAATCAATGAAAGATTAACGGAACTCCGAATTGCTTCTAATGCTATGCGTGCCAGCCTAATGCAATTCCATAATGGTGAATATTATATGGATGGAATTTCTATGAGAAAGTTTTCTGTCTCCCATGAGTCTTCCCATAAAGGCTATACTTCACAAGCATTAAAATTTAAAAATACTCTGTGTTCTTTGTTTGTTCCATTGCTTACAAAAGTTTTGGAAAACAGATCAATGATTTATTCCGTTCAAGCATTGCCTGAAAATAGTTTTGCTAAACATTTCTTTGAAGATGAATTCATTTCACACATTGCATGCCTTCCGATCAAAAATAAAAGCATAAATGTAGGATTTATCTTGGTTCAATGGCATAAAGACTATGAGCCAAATTTAGCCCAAGAAGAAATCATGATAAACCATTTTGAAGAAATTCGTGGCTCAATAGAATTGCAACTTTCATACCAAAGGAATTGAGGTAAAATGCCGACAGAATTAATATCTTTACTGGGTGGAGGAGTGACGGGATTTCTGTTCCGTTACTGGGCACAAAGGGCCCAAGACCAAAAAGACATGTTTAAGATGGCAATTGAAGCCAACAAACAGACTACAGACAATCAGGACAAAGCAGCACAGAGAGTTCCATTAGATGTCGGTAAAGGCGTAAGACAAATTATTGTTCTCGCTTGCTTGTTTGCCGTGGTTGCCGCACCCTTTGTTCTGCCATTCTTTGGAATCTCTACGTTTGCAGAGTTTACTCAAAAACAACCAGAGAGTTTCTTTAGCTTAGTGCCGGAGACAACCCGAAAGTATTTTGTAGAAATCCCCGGATATCTCTTTGCTGAAGAAAACCGTCAAGTTCTTTTGGCCGTTGTTGGCTTCTACTTTGGCACAGCCGCAGGAGGAAATAAATCATGAAATATCTCTTACCTCTGATTTTATTGGCCTCCTGCACTACACCTCAGATTATTTCTCCATTGGACAAACAAGGGAATGCAGTTCATAGCGTACTAAAAGAACCTTTCTTCGGAGCACCAAATCAAGGTTCTGAATGGAGTTTTTGGTACGTCGTAATATGCCTTATTACTTTTTATGCCGTTTGGAAGGAATTCAAATCCGTCCGGTGGCCCAAAAAGAAATCAGGATCTTCCGGTACTTCCGAACCCACCGATTCGGTCTGACTTTAGATCAGGCGTATTATAAATTTCGATAAGTCTCATCTGCTCGTACTTTACAATCTCAGCCTGAGCAATTCTATCCTTATTGTAAATCTTAATAGGCTCTTGGAGATTGGTATTAATCATTATTAGTTTTGTTTCGTAGGTATAATCTTCATCGACCACACCTTCGCAATTTGCCAGCGCGAGACCGTACTTTAAAGCCATGCCAGACCTAGGATGAAGTCTGATTGAATAACCACTCGGGATATCAAAAGTCAACCCAGTTCGAACCAAGGCTCGCTCTCCGGGCATCAAAAGAATGTAGTGAGAATCCTTGTCGTAATCATACTGAGGTTCGATCTCAGTAGTATCCTTGCCTTCCCAAACTTTTACCTTTTCTTCTTTTGGAATATACGCAGCAAGATCAAAGCATGCGGCAAGCTGGGTTTGATAATTGGGATCTACAACGCTTGGATCGGCTTTGTGGTAGTTTAGGTACATATAAAAATTATATCACATTAAAAATATTTGTCAATTATATTATTCAAAGTATCCGTTAAATTGAACACTTCCTCTCAATACCATCGTATTAAGCGTAACCGTACCAAATGGACGTACAACTAAAGTAATATAGTGTCCAGCAGGAACCATCAAAGGTGATGTAAAGTCCATGCTGAATCCTTCTTTATGGCTTCCTGCAGCTTCCGTTGCTGAAAATCCATGGCCACCTATTACGATTGATTTTCCTGATACAGTTGTGGCTGCATCGCCTGTATTGGTTGCAGATGCGCTTGCACCAACCATTACAATATAAGATATAAAGATTGGGTTGGTTGCTGCTGCAGCGCTAGGAACTGTATCTCCTATGCGAACTCCTGTGACATACAGTGTCTTTCCCGGTCTTGTTTGTGAGCCTGCAGGATTTAGGAAAGCAAATACTGGATAGTCTACGTCTGATGCTAAGGAGCTGATTGCCTGACTAGTCCAAAGACCACCTAAATTGCTAAGAACGGGTGCAGAAGTACCAGTCCATGTACCGGCAATACGAGCCGTACCGCTTGCGGGGTGTCCTTGACCGGGTGCAGTACGTGTTACGGTTGGTCCCGGAGTGTTTCCTGCCTGCAATTGGTATGCACCACCGCCCATTCCTGTCATTGCATGTGACCATGGCTTTACTATGTTTTGATCTCCAAAACCTACGTTAATACATCCAATTGATAATGTTCTTATTCCAGATGTGGCAGCGATATTATTCGTTCTGAATCCCAGAGGAACGTTGCATGATCCTGAAAATTGTGGAGCATCTGCGGGACAGAGAATTTCTCCAACCAAAACATGATTTATCCAAAATCTTGCAACGTCATTATATACGACTATTATATAGTGATTCACTTCTTCAGGATCAAAAAGACCAGTTCCATCGCGTGAAGGGACCGGAGAAGCATTCAATGAAACTTCTGCGACATCAATTGCGTTGCGTGTAATGATTCCCTTAAGTTGTCCACCACCAATGCGTCTGAAATAAATGCCATCAAGCGGTTGTTGAGTACCAATTGTCGTAAGGTACAGGAATCCCCATTCACTAATTGCATTTGTTGCTTTTGGGCTACCTTCCGCCATCCAAATATCTGCATGGGTTGGATAAGTTCCGAATAATGGAAATTGTCTGTAACTTCTAACATATGCAGCTGCAAATGCTGTAGTTGCATTACCAGAGTTTAAAGTTAAAAATCCGTTAGCTTGCGCGGCGCTAGTTATGGATGTAGTGCTAGAAAAGAGTACTGTATTAACTATAGTCCCCTCAAAGGTTGCATTAAATACCGATTGATCAGTTCCAACACGAAGGCGATAATCGTCAGATGCCTCTAGGGCAATCAGACTACGAATTCCCCTGCTATCTCCCTCATCCAATTCTGTGCTCATTTGCACGTAACCAGCAGTCATTCCGGTGTCACTCTGTGGTGTTACGACTTTTATTTGATTAAATTCATCAACATCCACCAAATTATCTGAACTATTTCCACCTATGATCTTTACACCCATTTTTTCCTCTTTTCAATTCATAACAAAGATTCTGCACCAAATAAAAACTCTGGTTGTGTCTTAATGTAGTTATACGCATCAATAAGATTAAATCCAGTAGGAAATACCGTTGCCATGTTACCTACTTCAACAGTATATGAAATTTCTTTCATTTTTTCATTGTTATTTAATCTTGCATTTTCATCGTAATAACCGCTCAATGTCAATGTGCAAGAGCGATTTAAATTAAAAGTAACGGATGTAAGTTTCCAATATAGAGCAGGAACACCGTGAGAAGTTTGAATTATTTGTAAAAAAGCCATTATTCAAAATATCCATTGACTGCAAGGCTGCTTGTGACAACAAGAGTATTGCTTGTTACGGTACCGAAGGGACGTACAACAAAGGTAAAGTAATGGCCAGCCGGAATCATTAACGGTGAATCAAATCTTACTTCAAAGCCGGGTTTATAGTTTCCAACCACTTCGGTTGAAAGAAATCCGTGACCGCCTACAGTAATAGATTTACCAGAAACAGTTGTGGCTGCATCAGCTGTGCTGGTTGCAACTGCACTGGATCCGACCATTACGATATAAGACAATAAAATTGAGTTAGTTGACGCTGCTGCTGAAACATATGCTTCACCTACACGAATACCAGTAATATACAGAGTCTTTCCGGGAAGGGTTGCGGTTCCTGTCGGATTTTGGAAAGCAAATACTGGATAATCTGCATCGGATGCAAGAGTGGATATTGCTGGTGATGTCCATAGACCACCCAAGTTGTTTAGTGCAGGAGCAGATGTGGCAGTCCATGTACCTGCAGCACGTGCAGTACCGCTTGCGGGGTGGCCTGCTGCACCCGAAGCACGTGTGACTGTTGGGCCGGGAGTGTTGCCTTGGGCAAGCTGATATGCTCCGTTTCCAAGACCGCACATTGCGTGGGACCATGGCTTGTTTGTGTTTTGATCACCAATACCTACGTTTACGTATCCAACCAAGAGCTGGCGAGCGGATGGAGATACTGTACCTGTGTTTACTACTCTAAATCCAACAGGATTGGAAGAAGATGCCGAGAACTGTGCTTGTGCACCCGGACATTCGATTTCCGCTACAAGTACGTCGTTTATCCAGAATCTGACTACGTCATTGTGGAATGCGATCAGATAGTGGTTTGCTTCAGTAGGATCAAAGGTTCCAGAACCATCACGTGGAGGTACATTTGTTGTAGTAATTATGGCTTCTGCAATATCAACAGAGTTATTTGTAATTATTGCTTTCAAAACTCCAGCAGAAAGACGACGGAAAAATATACCATCAATCGGCTGTGCTGTTGCTGCTGTAGTTACATAAAGGAGACCCCATTCACTAACAGCATTAGTTGTAGTAACATTCACTTCCCGAATCCACATATCAACATAAGTTGGATATGTTCCAAATGTCGGAATATGTCTGTGCGTACGAATGTATGCTGCGTGTCCTGATGTAGTTGATGAACCGGCGTTTAAAGTCAAGAAGTTGCTTGACTGGGTAGCTGTCATGGATGTCAGCAACTGGCTCCACGTAGTGGTGAGAATTGAAGTTCCTTCAAACGAAGCATTAAAAATTGTTTGGTCAACGCCAACGCGAAGTCTATAGTCATCCGAACACTCAGCCGCAATAACTGTTCTTGTTCCCAAGACATCACCGGGATCAACCTCGGTGCTCAGTTGAACGAATCCAGCATTTTCTTCAATTTGAGGAGTAACTACCTGAAGTTCATAATTTGAACTTACGTTTGCCAAACCTGCTGAATCGTTTCCGCCTTTTATATTAACGCCCATTTTTCATATTCTCCTTATTGACCTAAACACTCAATCGTGTATTTTCCGTATGTTTCTTCTGGGGCATGGCCGATAATATCAAAGCCTGTGCCTCCAACTATATTATTTATCTCAAACTGAACGCCTTCGATTATGGCATCTTCTGCCGTATGGTCTGCAGATGTAAGCCCCATGACTTTGCAGGTTATGAAAGAACTTGCATTGGCCCAGGTGATTCCTGTCAAAGTTTTTGTCACAAAAGTTTCTGGCTTGTGAATAAGTTCAACATTATCAAAAACTCCTCCATCACCATCCGCCCAAGAATCTTGAAAACTTAATGCACCAACCGTCCAAGATGCTGATAAATTATTAAAAAATTGACTGCTATATATTGTTTCTGCGGTTGTATTAAATTTAAATGGAGGTTTTGCAGTAATTTCTACAACCCAAGCATTTAAATCAGATGCATAACTGGCAACATAACTTACAATATTAGAAAAAGTTATTATTTCCGAAACACTGTCTGTAGATAATCTTATGTCTGTTATTGAATCGGCTGTGCTGAATATAGAAGGCTGAAAACCAAAAAATACACTGGGTCCATAGACTCTTACTTTTATTTGATTTATTTGTTCAGAAAAATCAATGCTGGTTGTAACACCATATACTGGACTTCCACCACCGCCACCAGAAGAGGCAATTGTGATTGTATTGCCTACTGGCGTCAGGGTGATGTTTGTTCCTGCTGCAAAAGTTACACCACCAGAAAGACCATTTATAGTTTTAACAATATTGGTAAGATTGGTTCCAGATCCAGAGAAACCTACAGTGGAAGATACAAGACCTGTAAAGTTTGCAGTTGTTCCCTGTAATGTTCCTGCAAGAGTCACACCACCCGAAGCGCTAATCCCCGCAGAGAATGTGTTGAGTGCGGTGAAGGTTTGATTACCAGAAAGACCTGCTAAAGTTGTAGTATAATTAGGAAGAGTAACTGTAGTAGCAGTAACTGTCTGATTAAACTGTAATGTTTGAGGAAAATTAACTGAATCACTAACTGCAATACCCACACCAGGAGTAAGAGTAAAGGCGGTAGCACTACCAATTATTTCAAGATATGCACCTGGTGCATCTATGGTTTGAGCAGTACTAAAATTATTATCTACATTTGTTCTTGCAACATTCGCAACGGCACCAGTACCACCATTAATACTCAATACTCCAGTATTACTGAAGGTCATAGTCTGACCAGATACACTCAGACCGATTCCAGTACCATTGGTGATTCCAACAGCACCAGTAAGACCACGAATAGATGCTACACCTGTGACTGCACCTGTAAGTCCATTGAAAGAAATTACATAATCAGTGGGTATGGCACCAGTAGCACCAGTGTTTCCCTGTGGACCAGTGGCACCAGTGTTTCCTGTATTTCCCTGAATACCTTGAGAACCAGTGGCTCCAGTAGCACCTGTATTTCCTTGTGGACCAGTGGCTCCAGTGGCTCCAGTGGCTCCAGTAGCACCCGTAGCTCCACCGCCACCGCCTCCACCAGTATAGGCAATTGTTAGAGTATTTCCCGTTGGGGTTACAGATATAGAAGTTCCTGCAGCAATATTAATTGATCCACAAAGACCATTTAATTGTGAAACATATTGCGTCAAACCACCCGCAGGATTATAAACATCCCACGCAGTTCCGTTCCATTGCCAAGAACGACCACCAAAGGTGTAAATTTCGTTTAGTGATGGGGATGGAGGAAAATCTAATGGCATGTCTTAATATTTATATGATTTCAAACCATGAAAGATCTGTATAACCTTGTGTGTTATTTGTCGTAGGAACCAGTACGAGAACAAATGTATCACTTACTCCCAGTTGTGTTCTTCCTATTTGAAAATTAAAATCATTTATGCTAGATACATCCAAGGTTCCGAAGCTACTTATATACTCACCGATAATATCAGTTCCACCAGTAACCCCCGTAGCCGTAATATTATATTGAACATTTCCATTGAAATGTGTTTGCCACGCGCCTCCCGTTAAAGTTGGATTCAATAAAATTCTGTATTGCACTACTAATGGTTTGTTATTTGTTCCCGGCTCTATTGCCACACTAATATTTGACGGCACAATAATACTATCCAATCTATCGGGGGCCATTCGTATTGCAACCAGTGGATATTGAGTTCCTGCTGTTGTTAAAGTATGGGGTGTAGTTCCACTGTGGGTTACGTTGTATCTTCTGCTGAATCCTTCATATCCACCTTCAGACAATATCGTTGAACAAATTTGTCTCATGGTACTGCTGCCTGTTTGACCAGCAGTATTTTCAATCTCGTATCGCAAAGGCAAACATGCAGTTGACATATAGGTTGTTGAATTTTTATTTGTATTATAAAATGTGTGTGCCACAACAGGTTTACCATCTATAAAGAATCCAGTGCGGACATCACCCACACCCAACCATTCAACATCTAGCCAAAAAATATTTCCTTTTGTCACATCTATCGTAACACCAGAATCACCAGTTCCATCAAATTTATCACCATTCCAATTTGATTGTGTTACCGTTTGTGTGGTTCCGAGTGAAGCCGATGTCAAGCAAACCGACAATGTCAATCCATCTTGCTGTAGGTATACTCCGTTATATGGCGTTCCAGCTGTAACACCGCCCGTTATTCCAAAATAACCAACCCTTTGGCGCAATCCACTTTTTGGTTGGGCCATTGCAAATGAATCAACAATAGTCAAAGATTTTCCAGGTTGGTATGGAAACACTCTTTTAGTTTCCACATACATCTTAGAACCACTTGTAGTTCCTGAAGTTAGAGATACTGTGCTTTCTACTGGATTATAAGAATAGGTACCACCACTCACTCCAACATAATCCCATTTATCACTGAGTGTATATCTTTGCTGACTGTCAAATAAGGTAAAAGGATTGCTAACCTTTAGACGATTGAAAGCATCTACAACATTTCCTTTGAATCCCACAAGATCGTTAAATAGGTATGACATTATATTATTCTCCATCCATTTCTGTAAATGAAATGTAACCCGGCATTGTCTAGATTAATTATTGCTGAACTTTGGTTGTCGATTGTGTGTGCTGCCGTGGCTCCGACAATAGTTATTTGCCGCGTAACTCCAGCTCCCGCGTTTCCTGATTCGTCTTTTACCACTATTTCTCTTCCAGTCTCTGGATTGACTGGAAGAGTTACTGTAACTGGACCCGCATAACTAACTCCAATATAATAATCAGACGAAAGAGCTGTGTAGGTAGCACCAGTTACGGCAGTCGTTGCAAGAATTGATATTGAAGTTGTGCTGGATCCGCCAGTATTTGTTGGTTGGACCCATTGATTTGTATTTCCATCGTTTATATAAACATACTCAATACCAGTATCGGAAGCCATCCAGCGGAATCCCATTGTAATACCGGGATCTGTTGGTGCATTAAGTTGATAATAATAAGTTCCTCCAGCACCAGCGGCTCCAGCTGGTCCAGTAGCACCAGTGTTTCCTTGCGGCCCTTGGGGACCAGTAGCACCAGTATTTCCAACAGTACCACTTCCTGTAGCTGTTATTGTTACAATTCCAATGCCATCTTCGGGAGATAATGTAATTCCCGATCCTGCAACAATTTGAGCAACACCAATAAGAGGACTAAAACCACCCGGAATATTAACTTCTACATTTTTACCTTGTTGGGTGACAGTCACCCCATTGCCAGTAAAATTAATATCACTGACAGATTTAATAAGATTCGATCCATTAAACTTAATGCCAACTGCGCCGCCACCATCAGGCATTGTTTTGCCAATGGCGTCAATTGCTTTTTGAATATCAGTGTTTCTATATTTGTCTATAAGCTTTGTAAACTTATCTGAATCAAAAGTTAGTTTGTTATTTTCTAACTTTAAAGGATATTCCGCAGTTAAGACTGGCGATTCTCCGGCGGGTCCTTGTGAGCCTTGAGGCCCGATAGGACCTTGAGTTCCCGGTTCCCCCTTCTCTCCTCTAGGTCCAACAGGGCCTTGAGGACCCATAAGTCCTCTATCTCCCCTTTCGCCCTTTTCTCCGATATCACCCTTTGGGCCCACCGAACCTTGCGCACCGTCCGAACCAGCCTCTCCCGTATCACCCTTTTCTCCTCTATCTCCCTTTGCACCCCTCGGACCCATTGGACCCATCGGTCCTTGTGTTCCTTGAGGGCCAACCAAACCCTGTGGACCTGGCAGTCCACGCTCGCCCACATTACCTTGATGGCCCACTGGACCTTGTATGCCAGGTTCTCCCTGTGCACCTTGTTCTCCTTGCGGACCAATTTCTCCTTGTTCACCCCTGTCGCCCGTGTTTCCTTGTGGTCCTGCATCTCCTTTGTCTCCTTTGGGACCCGGTAAACCTATTTGCCCAACAGGACCCATTTCTCCTTGGATACCAATTGGACCCTGTGGGCCGGGAATATATTGAGGTATTTTTTGTTCAATTACGGTTGGTTTAGTTTGTGGTGATGAAAGTGTTCGATCAAACATTGATTTGATCTTATCACCATTACCAACTAATTTAATAATTTTATTAGTTGTCTGTTCTACTAAAATTTTTTCTGAAACGCCAACTCCAATTTTTACTGCATATTCAGGATTAGAAGCATCAGTATATTCTTTAAATTTTGCACCCTGCGGAAAATAACCAAAAGACTCTTTAAGGCTCCAAACGTCTGAGTTGATTTTTGAATATAAATCAGAAACTTTAAATAAAGAAGCTATCTTTTGAGAATTACCTTCTAAAAGATAACTTTTTCCAAATTTATCTTGTAATTTTAATTTAGATAGACCGGATCCTACCTTAATTACCGTTGGATCGGTCACATTTTCAACAATAAAATAGTCAACACCCATTTCTAGATGTTGACATTCTTTTATTAGCGTTACAGTATCTCTGATATTAGGCATGGTAGGCAAATATCCAACTTCGGGCCTAATATTTAGGGGTGCTGAAGCTTATCGTTTTACTTTACGCTTTTTGAAATTTTTAACAGCTACGTTGTCGGCAGCATCCTGCCCATATACTGTTTTAACATCATGCATTTTAGTTACAACGTTATTTAAATTAAGAGTTGTCGCTGGAGTTACAGGCATTTGGACTTTGGCTTGTGCGGCTGCTTGCTGCTGCTGAACCTGAGCCATGTGTGCCTGAAGTTCCATAACCTTATTGTAGTATGATTGACGGTTCTTTTGCACTCGTTCAACTTGTTCAGGGGGCAATCGGCTTTCATTGAGAAGCTTGTCTGCTGCTTGGAGTCCCAAATGAAACTTTCCGACACTATGTGCAGTAGATACAATTTCATCCAAAATTCCCCAATGATATGGGTCACCATCGACAAACAAAATATCTTGTTGAGGTTTTGGAATCGATAGGGCTTGGAACGCTACCACAAATGCTGCAGCAGGGCGTCCATTTTTGCGGTACACATTAGAGATGTGATACAGTGGCTCCGCACGAATGGGACGCATCTCCCATGCCTTTAGCAAGGCATCTACGGTTTGTTCGACTGGCTTATTCTGCAATTCCCGACAAAGTCCTACACGCATCTGAGAGAAGAACATTTCCTCGTCCCACCCACCCATGTCTACACGCTTTTGATATTCTTGCTCAGCCAAGTCAAACTTATGGGAATCAAATGCTGATTGTGCCAAGTAAAATTGTTTACGGTGAGAAGTAGGGTCCTTTTTAATTGCTTCTTGGAGTAGCAAATAATCTTTCCAATACTTTTCCTGTTGGGTTGCACAGGAAATAGTTCGATATCCAGCTGTACGGACTTGGAATGCATAATTGCCATCCAAATGCTGAATGTTCATTGGAAGTTCTGCAATTGGGTATTCGTGAATAGGCTCCTCGTATCGCCAATTCTTTTTGTCAATATTAAAAATTTGAACGCGCTTCCATTCAAAATTTCCACGTTTAATCCGAGTAGTATACCCATCGATACTATCATCAAAATTGGTAGGCAGATCACCTTCAATATAATCGTCGGCATCAATCATGATTGCCCACTTTGTCTTGCCTTTGCACAAAGCCAAAGCTTGGCTTCTATTGTTTCCGAAGTCTACCCAAGTATGATCATGAATTTCGCCGGGAATATTAACAGAGTCAAAGTAATCCTTGATAATCTGCTTTGTATTGTCCGACGACCCAGTATCACAAATAATGTAGTAATCAATAAATTTTGCAGTAGACTGCAAACATTCTTTGATAATGTGCGACTCATCCTTTACGATCATACACAGTGTTAATTTATGCATATATTCACTCCGCGAAAAATTTTCTCAATGTTCCTGTATTAAATTTTGGAATTAAATCCCAATCATCTCTTTCGTCGTATCTTAAAATTTTTACTCCGTTAATGCCCATTCGATTTTCAATCATGTTTGAATCTTGGACTTTAATCAGACCCCACTCTTCTAGCAAGTTTATTATGGCATTTCGACGTTGAATGTCTTCGTCGCTAACCTCGGACTTTAGATTGTCCAATTTAAATAATTCTTTGAAATGGGCTATCACGTATTGTTCATTTTTATGAACAATGTGACATGATTGGTACAATACTTTTTTGTTTTTTGGGCTAACGCCAATGCGCTCTAAGGTTTCTTTGATTACCAAATAATTTTCTTTTTTGGTAAGTTTCACAGGAACCCCTACACCCTTAAAAATATCTGAAGTAGACATAATAACTCCTAACGAACAGAGTTATTTATGTCCCCCAGTAAATTGAGTTTTGCGAATTGTCTCAAGTTTTTCTGGAGACAAAAGTGGCAGTAATTCTAGTGCTTTTTTTTCAGAAAGAGAGTATGCCTGCTTTACCAGATCCACATCCGCATCTTGTATCTTTTTTTGCCAAGGGGCAAATCGTTTCTTGGCTCTTATGGCATTTAAGAGATAGTCATATTGCATCTTTTTGTCAGCAAAGCCCAAACAATTGACCTCATTGACAGCCATGATTGTGTCTGGAAAGTAGGACAAGCATTTGTTAACGATAAAAGGTAGATATAACTTTTCTGCCTTTGGGTCGCTATCAATTAGGTTTTGCTTGGTTGTATTGATACTGGACAAAAAGTCTTTAAGTTCCATTATTCAAACTCACATTCCATCATGAGTTGACATACCATTGCTGTCAAGTTGATCTCTTGATCTGCAACAAATGCTGCCTTATATTGGTAGTCAGCAACAATCAATACCATTGTAGGAATAGACTGCTTCTTAAGCGCTCCGTAGAGTGAGTCGTACAACTTTCTAAAAAAGTCTGGAGATCCAACTTCTGCACTTAGCGCGATCCACTTACGGCAAGAGGCAAAGTCTTTGTTCTTCATGAAGCCTAAAAGCTCCTTGACATCAGCATCACCCTTATTTGCAAGAATACCTACATCGATTTCGCCATGTGATGAATATCTTTGCAGTTCGTTGATAATTCTGCGAAAATCAGGAAAATGCTTTACAATCAAATTTGCCAAGACAGCAGGATTGTAAGTAATCTTTTCGCTATCAAGAATAGCCCCACATCGTGTCATCATTTTTTTGGCAATGATTTCACGCTCATCGGGAGGAAACGTAAAATCAATTACCGTGCAGCGGCTGTGGAGTGCTTCTATGATCCTGCTTTTGTAGTTGCAGGTCATGATAAAGTTGCAATTTGGTGCGAACTCTTCGATGGCTCCACGCAGGGCTGGTTGCATTGATTGCGGATTAGCGTAATCAAACTCGTCAAGAATGATAGCCTTTTTGCCTCCGGTCAATGACTTGGTAGAAGCATAAGATCGAATAGTGGTACGTAGAGTGTCAATGCCACGCTCTTCAGAGCAGTTAATGATGATGTAGTCTATCCCAAGTTCCGCACATAGGGCTCGGGCAACAGTGGTCTTTCCTGTCCCGGGCTTTCCAGAAAACATCAAGTTTGGCATTTTACCGGTCTTTACAATACCCGTAAATGTCTTCTTGAGTTCAACAGGCAAAAGACAATCGTTGATGGTCTTAGGGCGATACTTTTCCACCCAAACCAAATCAGTCAGTGTAGTGTTGTTGGTCATGTCAGTTCTTAGTGACGGCGATGTAGTAATTGACGCTCATGCTGTTATGTGAAAACTTACTGACGACAGTATCCGTCAAAGATACAGTGTAGTCTCCCGGCAGAAGCTTAAGTTCATCCATCTGAAGAGTGTAGGAAAAATCTTCATCCGTCTTACCTACTTCAACGCGGTAAGAGTTTGAGGTAGGATCGCTCTTCTTGGAAACACTCATGGAAATGATGCCATCCTCGCCAGTGATGTCCAGATCGCCAACCTGAAGTACGGAAGCAGCCTTGATAAGTTCAGCAAAAGTAGACTGAGTGACTACAAACTGCTGAGCTACTGCAGGCATAGTAATGTTCTTGGAAGGAACCGTCAGCAAAGATGGAGCCGAATAGTAATACTTGACTGAAGAGTTGTTTGAGTGAATCCGGACATAGTTGTCCTCAAACTCAAACTCTGGATCAGTAAAGAGGCTGACCACTCCCAAGAACTGGCTAAGATCCCAGATAGCAACTTCAACTGGAAAGTCCTCTTCAACCTGTGCCTCAGCAAGAAGGCACTTGCTCGGGGCAATGGTCTTAAACCCAGACCCTGGCTTGATCAGCAGATTGGAATTAATTGCGGCAAAGTTTTTAAGAATACTGAGGGTATTCTTAGAGAGTTTGATTTTGGTCTTAGTTATCATTAGGCGTATTATACCGCGGAGTGTTATCGGAAATCAAGTCATTTATGATTTGTTTTCCTTGGTGTCTGTCGCTCCGGCGTTCCCGTTTATTACGACGCTTGCCATTGGCTGGTCGAAAGTTATT